TCAAAAGTACCCCACCAAATTCATAAACTGCTGTCCCGCTAAAATCTTTACAGGCATGGTTTCCTCAGTATGCAGCTTCACACATTCAAAACAATCCATCCCATATTGCGCGGCCACACGTTGCAGCATCTCAATGCCTGTATCTGAGCCGCAAAGTACATACACCACACGGCTTTTGGCTTGAGATTGCAAAGCTTCCAAAGATGATTTGGCCGCAACGTGCAAAGCGTCCTGAAACTCAGTAGTGTCTCGAATGCCTTCAATGGCCAATAGCTCATCGAGCATGGGTAATTGGAAGTTGTTTGGATAATAGGTAGTCGTCATGGCAAATCTCTTTAGTTCAAATTAACGGTCAGTATCTTAGTGTTAAAACGCGGTTTCAAATCGTTGTCAGCATGTTCATAAAGCCTTTCATGCCAGATAAAACGGTTTGGGTACCACAGTATTGTTTGAAATACAGTGCGGTGGCCAAGATGGCGGCAGCACCGTTGCCCACGTTTTGCACTTGGTAATTGAAGCGGCCTGAATCTTTCAAACCTGCAATCTGTACCGAGTCGGATACATCATGCTTTTGTAAGCTGGGTTCCAAAACAATGGCGCCTTTGGCTTTGAGTTCTCGATACGCTTCAATGGCAGGGATGAATTCGGTTTGGTCAAACAGTGAGGTGGCGCCAATACCATCCAAATCAGTAATCAACACAAAGCCGTCTTGTAAACCAAATTTCGGTGGCGTTTCTTCTTGGGTACAAATCAAAGTCGGTTTGCCATCGATGTCCATCACCATAGACAAAATGCCGACGGGTTTGCCGTCATAGCCGCCAAACGCGGCACGAATCATCACTTCTTGTGACATGGGGAACGCTCAATCAATATGGTGGATAGTGGGCTTATTATCCAAGCATCCCAATAGCTTTGATTGTGAGTTCCCTATGCCGATTGACTCTATGCGAGTGGGCCATGCTTACCGTGAAATGCGCAAAGCATCGCAACATGCCAAATCTTATCAATTGAATAAAGTCCACTATGTTCAGCTGCGCCAAGTCTTGGATCACAGCTTGACCAATCAATTTGTGTACAAAAACCGTGCTGATTGGTTGGTCGCTGCTGCGGTGACGGGTTTTAACGATGTGGATGTACCCGTACAAGAGGGCGCACGTCGCTTCATTCCAATGAGCCAGGCCATTGCCATTACCAAAGCCACCGCAATGCTTAAAACCAAATCTGGCATGAGTTTGTATTGATATGGCCACACGAAATAAAGTAGTTGCCGAAAACAAAGAAGCCATAGCCGCTTTAACGGTTAAACAGCAGCTGGATGTGATTGCGGCGCGTGAAAAGCGTGCCGAGCAAGAACGGGTCGAAGCGGGCAATATTTTGGCACTAGGCAATGCCTTGGGTTTAAAGCCGACGCAAGTTGAAGAGGTATTGGCCAAAATCAATATTGCCAGTGGGGTGATGACCGAAGAATTGACCCGCGATGACTTGCAGCATTTGGCCAAAGCGATGGACGAGTTGCAAGACAAGTTCAAATCCATGCAAGTGCGCGGTGGCATTCATCCACGAACTGTGATTAACAAAAGCCGTAAGGTCGATTTGTTGCGTTGTGAAACTGAAATCAATACAGCGGTGGCAGCAAGACGTGACAAAGAAGGCGTGGTGGTGTTTCGGGTCAATGCCAGTGCCAAGTCCAAACAAACCCACCATGCGGTATCGGTACAGTTTTTGGATTTTCAGGCCGCCATTTCCGGTGGTCGCATCAGCAATAAAATGGCCGAAGCAGTGGCACGTGGTCCTATTCGTTTTGATTGTGATTGTGGCCGTCATCGTTTTTGGTACCGTTATGTGGCTACGGTAGGTGGTTTTGCCCAAGGCAAGCCTGAGACGGGCTTTCCCAAGATACGCAATCCAAAATTGGGTGGCATTGCCTGTAAGCACGTGTTGCGGGTGATGTTGGTGTTGACCAAATCGCCTGCTTTTACTGCCTACATGAAGCAATACATTGCACAAATGCGTGGGAATCCAACGCCTAAAGCCAAAACCATGGGCAAAAAGCAAATTGAGCAACTGGCAGAGCAAATCAGCCAAGAGGCTTGGAACAAAAAGCGCATCCGCCAACATGCCAATGCCGCTGTGCCTGCTGACATGACTGATGCTTTTAGCAGTAACCGCCGCAAAGCCAAAAGCATTGCCGGTGTGGGAATGACACCATCCGAAATTGCCAAAGCCAAAGCACAGGCTAAAGCCGCCAATATGGAAGCGATTCGTGAAATCAACCGTCAATTGAACAATCCTGAGATTCAGCAAAATACGACTCCTGAGGTCTTTGCTCAAATTCAAAAGCTTTTGGAAGGAGCCAAACGTGGGTCTTGATTGGAGCAATGGCAATCCTTTATCGAATGCCAACAACCGTGCTAAGCGCATGGTGGTGATGAATCACATCTGGTCTCAAGACGTGGTGGTCTACCGTAAAATCTCGCTGCGTCCTGATGAAGACAATGATCCTGACAATGCCGCTACATTCGGTGGTGCAATGCAAATGGGCATGGAAGATGAAGCCGATTATGAATTGGAAATTGTGGGAGCGGGCAAAATGGTGTTTGCCAGTCAATATGGTGGTGCGGAACATGCGGGCAATTGGCAGACCTTCAATGTGAGTAACGGTGATGTGCCAGTATTAATTGAGCCGGTTATAGAAGGCGAATTCGAAATCAAAAAACATGACAGGGTGTATGTGATTTTGCCTGATTTTGCTTATGGTTATCAGGTGTCCAGCATTACATCGCCTTCTAGTTTGCCGCAAGGACGCTCCAGTGTGGTGTATTTGCAGCCGTTAGAACAGGCTTCAAACCCTGATTTCAATGATTTGATTTAAATTAAAAGCCCACTACGTGATGATATGAGTGGGCTTTTAATTGTGGATTTTAAGTATTTCGGATTTGCAAATTCAGTTTGAAAAATTTTGAGCCGTTCTTTTCTTCAATAAGCTTGCCAAAACCATGGCGTGAAGTAGATGGCGTATCAAGTTTTGTATTTTCAAATAAGTAGTTCATTAAAATATTACGCTTTAATGTGTGGTATAGCAGTAGGTCACCTAATTTACGTACTACGATAATGCCATTTGAGCTGTAATTGCCATCCCACAGTTTGCTTGGGAACATCCCAAGCAACATGGCTTCTAACAATCGTTTTATTTTGATTTTTTCTGAGTCATCAGTAATCAATTGTGCAATTTCAGAGCCACTACCAGAGTAGTACTGCAACAGTAAATTACCTAAAATCTGAGGCATACAGCTGTCTACTCTGAAAAGGTTTTCCTCAAAGGTTGGTTTTTCACATTTATTAAATGTAAAACTACCGCCGTGCTCTACAATATAGGCAATGCGATCACGTACTTTATTTTTGGTATCGATTGAGTTGACATCATCAATTCTGCCTTGGAACCCATTTACTTCGAAAATAAAGTTTGTATTGGATGAGGCATTTAAAAGGGTAGGGTTGTTACCTAAAAATGATTTAATCCCCAATGGATCATTTTCAATGCACATATGTTGATAGTTAAATCCTACACTCACATCTTTTTTTGAAAAAGAGCTGCCTTTAAATGAATTGATTTTGAGTGTTTCAAGTATATTTTGGTCTTGTATTTCAAAAGTTGCTTTTGAATTAACAATATCATTTTTAAACTGATCCAGGCGTTCTTGGTTTAATATTTCATCAATATTGTGCTCCGATATTAATACGCCATTTTCTGAAATAATTAACTGATTATTTTGTATGGTGTATTGATATGGTTGGTCATTATGTTGTAATGAAAAAACAGTAATAAAGTCGTTTGTGTTTAAAATATTGGTATTGGTATCACCAAATTTTATTTGAGGATTTTGAATTGCTTTTAAAAAAGCATACAGCTCTCCCCATTCCCCTTTGTTGAAATTTGCCATGCCGTCACTTTCATTTGCAGATATTTGATTTTGTTCAAGGTATTTTTTTACTGCGAGGCCTACATGATAAACTACGTCAACACAAACACTGTTTCCCAATTGCTTCATGGCTTGTGTTTTTGATTTTGATAATTGAAAATCATCAGGAAAGCCCATCATGCGCTTTCCTTCTTTTGGAGATAATCGTACCTCTTGGCCATTAACTAAATAGCCATCCCAGTTTCTTCGATCGTTTAGAGGTGAGCCTTTGCCACCTACGCGCAATGTAAAACCAATTTCGCGAGAACAATCTCCTTCCCATACGTCTGACATAGTCATTGTGGTGCCAGTTGGTTTTGGGAATTCAAAACTTGGTACTGTGTTTACAGTATGATTGTTGAATCCAACAATATAGATTCTAGGTCGGTGTTGAGGTCGGCCAAAATCAGTAGCTTTGATGATTTTAAAATAAACAGTGTAATTAAGTTCTTTTTCAAGAATGTCTCGTATTGTTTGGAAAGTTCGGCCTTCATCATGTTTAAGAAGATGACGTACATTTTCTAAAATAAACGCGTTAGGACGTTTTTCTTTAATAATATCTGCTATGTAATGAAATAAATTACCACGCTCTGATTTGTGAACATCATCAAAGCCGCGCTTGTGCCCAGCTTGCGAAAACGGCTGACATGGAAATCCACCACATAAAATATCATGGTCTGGAATGGCATCAGGACTAATAGAGCGTATGTCCTCATTGAAAATCTCATCAGAAATCTTGTGATTGAGTTTATAAACTTCTCGAGCATGAGAGTCTATCTCAGAAGCAAAAACACAATTCATATCAAGACGGGATAGAGCAAGGTGAAAGCCACCAATACCAGCGAATAAGTCGATGAAGTTCATAAATTATGGTTTTTTATTTTTTAAATATAATGGCGTATTTTATCATATTCAGTAAACAGTCATTGTTAGATTAGCTTTTTGCGAATCGAAAGCAATATAGGGAACGCTGCGAAATCATACTTGCAATCAAAGTGACAATACGACATGCCAACAACGCATGTCGTTTTTTTATTTGGAGAAAAAGTATGCCACAACCTGCAGCCAAGAGCATGACACCGTCTGTTCAAAATCAAACCAACCAATTCATCAAACAAACCTTGGACAAAGTCACAGGTGGTAAGCCAAGCAATATTGCTGTGTTTGATGATGCCAATGTGCAAGATCATTTGCGTGATAGTGGTGCGCCACAAGTGGTGCAAGACTTGATGGCAGTATTACCTGAAACCGTGACTTTTGCCGAAGGTGCCGCACCTTACAACACTGCCTCTTTGGTGATGGATTCAATTGCCAAATCCGAAGCCATGTTTGCTCATGAGCATGGTCATGCAGCACCTGCTTGGGTCTCTGACGATGCTTTGCGTTCGACGCTGCCATTGGTATCAAAAAATTATGCGGAATTTTTGGGTTTACCAAGCCAATTTTTAGGCAGTCAAAAAACCGTATTCGATGATGTGAACAGTGCCTCAGGCGGTGCGATGAGCGTGAGCCAAGTGTTGACTGCGATTGTGATGGCTTATTCTGAACCGATGCCGTTCAGTGGCCGCATTGCCATGGACCAAGGCTTGGAAGGTCGTGTGATTTTGGTGGGTCATCGAGCTGCTGCCGCTTCAGGTGATTACGCACAATACGCCTCATTAGATGGCTTGAATGCGGGTAAGCCGTTCTTGATGTCACAACGCATGGCTCAAGCCGTTGACACCAGTGGTACTTGGGCGGCAACGATTAAAAATGCGTCAGTCGATGCGGCAGGTTCACCAATTTTGCCGTCAGCAGTGGGTGTGTATGTGAATGGTTTGTTGGTCGGTCAAAGCAATCCTATGGCCAATCGTTCTGATACCACCATTACCTTCTCACAATCGTTCCATTTGCCAGGTGCAGCTGCAGGTACAGCGGTGACAGTGACAGGTAACGCTACCACAGGCGTTTTGTCCGCGGTGTTTACACCGGCATTGGCATCAGGTTCAGTGGTTGAATTCAGTGCCGCGATTGATTTTGAACATGCCAATATGAAAGGAAAGCGTCCAGTGGTGGAATCACACGCCACCATCAAGTCCATTCGTGCAACGTATGCATCTGCTTTGTACAGTGTGTCACAAGAAGCACGCCACCAATGGGCAGTGGATGTGAAGTTGGATCAAAGTTCACAAAACATGGCTGCCATTCGTACCCAAAGTGTGGCTGAGCGTCATCATTTGGCGGTGCGTCGCATGTGGCGCATTGCTTCAGCCCATGTATTCAATTTTGAAATGGACAAAGCCAACCGTATGAATGAGCGTTCCATCACCAGCATTATGATGGATTTGGGTCAGGCGATTGAGGCGGCCAATTTGGACATGATTGTACGCACCAATTTAAATGGTATTGGTGTGATTTATGTCGGTGCGTCAGCGGCTTCGTATTTGGGCACCTTGCCACCTGAAATCTTACAAGCATCCAATGTGAAACCACGTGCAGGCACTTATCGTTTGGGTCGTTTGTTGGGTAAATATGAATTGTATTTCAGCCCAATTCCTGAATTAGTTGCCACTTCTGATGGTTTCCCGATGTTGTGTATCGGTACGTCCGATCAAGCAGGTGCCAATCCTTACATCACTGGTACTGCGTTGGGTGCGGCGGTTTCACCATTGGCTACCACAGTAGATGGCATCACAGGTCAATTTGTGTTTGAAGCCGGTGTAGACACCGTCAATCCGCATTTGCAGTGTGCTGATTCTGCAGCTTTGATCAATGTGAAATTTTAATTGAAAGGTGATGCAACCATGTCTGAAGACACTCAAAAAGACGTGGTTGCTCAAGCTGGCGACACTGCCAGTGTTGAGCAACCTGTAATTAAATTGACGGCGGCACAGAAAAAAGCAGCAGCGAAAGTGAAGGCTGAAAACACACAAATGGCATCTGTATCTGAAGCCGTGGAAGTTGAAACAGCCAATGCATCTGCACCATTTGAGCCTGAACGCTATCCAGCCACAGTTTTATTGGTCAATCGTACTTATGCCACCGTCGCTTACCCAGAAGTTGGCAATGTGTGTTTGCGTGGTGGTGAGAGCCAAGTGGTGACGGTTAAAACTGCTGAAATCATGGCGACACTGCAGCGCAATGTAAATAGCTTTAACGGCATTGGCAAATGGGTAGCACCGCATGGTGTGTTCATTGAAGCGGTGCCTGAAGCACAGCAGGAGTAACTTTATGGCACAAAATACTTATCAACGCCAATTAGTGGGTCAACAGTCGGGCGTACAAGTCAATATTCCTTATGACCGTACTGAGCGTTTATTACAAGAAACTGGTGATCAAACCTTTGCTACCGTGGGCATGTTTACCCGTGGCCGCATTGATAAACCAATGTTGGTGGCTGCCAGCAAAATGAACCGTTATTTGGGTGAGCCCCAATCATTGCGTAAAACCCAAGCGGCCAGTACTTATTTGCAAATGTTTGAAGCATTCAATCGTGGTGCGGCGGCTGCAGTGGTGATGCGCTTGGCCAGTGAGACTGCTTCAAATAAATGGATTTTGCTCAGTCATGCCGCAGACAATCAGATTAGTTTGGTAGAAACAGTGCCCAACACTGGCGATTGGCTGATGGCAGTGAAGTTGGCCGACTGTATCAATGCCGGTGTGTGGGTGTCGTTTGAAAAAGGCAAAAGCAATACTGAAATCAATTTGGTGGTGCGTGAACGTAAAACCAACAGCCGTGGTGTTGAAGTGGGTACTGGTGAGGTGTTGTACACCGTTACCGGCTCGACCGATGTGGATGCGACCGATGATTTGAATCAGTCTTACTTCATTGCAGACGTGGCACAGCGTTATTACGGCGATTGGTTGAGTATTGAGGTGAATCCTACTGCGAATGCTGTTTTGCCTGACGATGCGTTGTTTACCGTCAAACAAGCCCAAGCCGTGGTGCCTTATACAGATGCAGGTGTGTTGGCAGATACCCAATATGTGGCGGCAGCCAATCACATTGGCAATACCTCGTTGCAATACCGTTACATCATGTCAGACACCAACAATGTGGCTTTGGTGTTCGCTTTAACCCAAGTGGCGATTGCTCAAAACCGCCGCATGTACCAAGCCATTGATGGCACTTTGTCACCCGAAGCGGCGATTGCGTGGAAAAACCAATTTGAAATCGATGACCAAGAGGCAATGTATGTCGGTTGGTTGTGGTCGCCGATTCAACGCCAAGACCCAACTTACAAAAACGGCATTGTGTTGATGTCGTCTGTTGGTCAAAAAATTGGTTTGGCTTGTGCTCGCAATGCCACTTACAACGCTTACGGGATGCCTGCTTTACAGCAACCGATTGCGGGACGAGATTACCAGTTGATTGGTACCAAATTCAATCAAACCCAATATCCGAACGATTTGGAATTGGCGCAATTGGCAGAAGCCAAAATCAACCCATGTTTGTATCAGGAATACCACGATACCAGTGGTTATGTGTGGGCGGATTCTTTGTCAGGTGCCAATAAATCAGGCATTTCCAAGTTGGAAAGTGCGGCTGAGATTGCCATTTGGTTTCAACATTATTTTGGTCGTTATGCCAAAAGTGTGTTGCAAAAGCCTATGACTGATGCCATTCGCGCAATGGAAGACCAATTGCAGCGTGTGTGTGAATGGGCGCAAGCCTCTGATTGGTTGGTGCCGAGTGCGTCTTTGGATGGTGCGGCATTTGGCTATGTGGTGCGTCCAAATGAGCGTTATCCAGACGATGAAATGGATGTGACCATCAACTTGGCCATTAACGGTGTGGTGCGTCGCATCTTCATTGACAGCAATATGTATTCGATTGATTGAAGGGAAACAAAATGATTGAAAATTACTTAAACGATTTGGCACATCAAGTCACGCAACCGATGGTGCCCAATAGCGCGCAAGTGGTGTTTGATGGCCTAGCGGTCGAAGCCAAAGATGCGGCAAGCCAATATGAATTGACCAATTTGCGTTTGTTGGTCGCCAGTGCCTTGATTGCTTGGGCGGAAACCGATGACTTGCAAGAAGGTGAAACCCCAACTGATCGTTTGAACGCTTTGTTCATGGGCATTGTGGATTTGGACAAAGACGGTGAAGTCACCAGCGATGAAGCCGATTATTTGGACATGGCTTTGAATGTAGCGGTTGAGTGGTTGCAATTGCAAGGGGTGACCAATGCTGACATCGATGCTTTATTGAATGATGACGATGACGACGTGGCTGAAAACGTCATGGAGTTGCTGGCAGGGGTATTGCCTGATGGTGACGATGCCATTGAAGCGGCTATCAATGAATTTGCGGGTTTGGGTGCGGTGATGGATGGCGCAGTCATGGATGCGATGTACAAAAAAGTGACTGCTGTTCGCAATGGCCAAAAGGTTAAAATCAAAAAACGCATCAGTGGCAAAGTGCGTTTGACGTCAGCCCAAAAGCAGGCCATCAAGAAAGCACAGCGTAAATCACACAATGGTGCCGCACGCATGAAACGCGCTAAATCAATGCGCAAGCGCGCCAAACTGGGCATGTAAGGTTTTATAGGAGCGTAGGGCATGACGTGGTTCAATGATTTGGTGGCCGCTGGTGTGGAAGTTTTACAGCAAAAATACACCATGAAATCCAATTGGGGTTCTTTGAATGCCCATTTATTTGCCACCATCATGCCTTGCGACAAAGATGGCAATCCGATTGCTGGCGCGATAGCCGTTTCAGCGCCTTTAATTGATAGCGCCGACATGCAACAACAATTCAATTGGCAGTCTCCATTTGAAAACGTCCCACTAGAATCCAAAAATCCAACCTTGGCTGCACGTTTGCAATCAGGACAGGCAGAACAAGTAACACAATTGTTGGCAAGCAAGATGGAAGAATACGGTGGGGCAACGGGTGAATCGGTGGCAGGTATTGTGCGGCCATTGTCTGAAGTCATGGGTGCAGCCGAAGGACGCAGCGGCATTACCAAACTTAATAGCCGTCAGGTATTTGTCGGACATGAGCCGATTAAGTTTGAGCTGACTTTGGCATTTCGTGCCTACCAAGACCCAGTATCAGAAGTGACCAAGCCCATCAAAACCTTGTGGGCCATGGGTTATCCCGCCGAAATGGCCGAAGACATGATCACAGCAGCGGTGCAATCCACTGAAGAAGCGGCTCAAACTGGCGTGACATCCACCACTGATGGCATGAAAAAACTGATTGAAACCTTGTTTCCGACCATTGCCCCGACGTATGTGTCTTTGACTTACAAAGGTGAGACTTACAAGCCACTGGTGATTGAAAGCATTTCACGCCCTTTGATCAATCCTTATTCCAGCTTTGGTGATGTGTATGCCACGGTTCAAATCAGTTTGGGAACGCACCGAAGTTGGGATCAAAAAGACTTGCAAAATATCGGTCACAGCGCGGTGAATACCTTGTTTGACAATACCGCCAGCGCTGTATCCCGTTTATTCCAATAAAGGCAAACCCATGTTCAATTTAAAACAACAGCAAGCGGCCATCAATCAAGTCACTGCTTTGGGCGAAATCGCCATCGCCAGTGAATATTTGATGGTGATTGAGGGTTATGAACACCTGCGTTTTTTAACCAAAGGCTTTGCATTGCCTTTGGCATCCGCAGAAGACAAAATCGACGTGTTTTTAGCAGGTGGCATAGTGACCCATACCAGCCCAATGGCCAAAACCGATTTTTCACATGGCTTGACCATCATTGAAACCGTACCAGGCCATGCTTTGGACTTGTTTGAAGCCGTGGCTTATGAGCGCAGTATTGTCCATCGTACCAAATTCAACTTCACCATTTATCAAGGTACGGTTGAAGAGCATGTGCGCAAATGGTCATGCAGCTCAGCCTTGTTACATGGTTTTGAGCCGCCTGAAATCGATGGTGAAAACCGCACTCAAATCATGCAATACGCAGGCAACATTGCCTACCATTGCTTTGGCAGCAAGAAAGGCAATATCTGATGCTGACCATCACTTCTTTGGTAACTGAATACCGTGATACCCATGTCACCACACTTTTGGATGAGGTTTCTTTGGAGGCTTTGTTCATTGAAGCGGTACGTGAATACCAGGCATGGGCGGCTTTGAAAGCAGAGAACCAGCGCATCGATGTATTGGCTCAAGCATCGGTGCTGGTCAGCGATGAAGTGATGGTCAATGCCAATACCGTTTTGTCCTTGTCAGAATGGGGTGTCATCAAGCCTTTGGCGTATTTTTATGTCGAGCGCCAAGAAGCTTTGGTACAAGAGGCGAGTAAAAACCACATGCACGAATTGTTTGGGCGCACATCGAGCGAGATTGAGCAAGACATCACCGTTTATCGCAACGATCAATTGCGCCGCTTGGCATTTAGAATGCCCATCATCACTGTTTGATGTTTACAGGACGCCTTATGTCGATTTACCAACCGAGCTTGTTCAGTAATGTGACTTCTACTGCCAGTGGTTTGTTGTCAGGTGTTATAGGCAGTGCTGCCACCTCTTTAGGCGGCGCTGCCACACAAGCCATCAATGGTAAAGTGTCCGGTGCATTGAGCCAAACGGTAGCAGGTAACTTGGCCAATGCTGCCATTGGTATGGCTGCCACCGAAATCAACAAACGCGCCAATGCAGCGATTCAAAACTTGGGTTACCAAGTGGATGAGACCATCAACCAAAGTGCTGGCAAGGTGTTGTCGGCTTTGGGCTTGAGCAATTTTGGCCATCAAGCCCGCAGCGATCAAGATTTGCATTTTGCAGGCGGCTTGTCACTGAATGACATGAAGCAAATCATTGAAGAAACCCGCGCCGATGAGTTGTCTCGTAAGAATTTCTACGTGTTGCAAATCAATGACCGTTCAGGGCAAGCCCCCACTGAGGGCAGTGATGGCAATCGCAGCTTGTTCAATTTGTTTACCACCAATTTGTCGTTCAATCCGATTGAAATCAGTGCAGAACAGATTCAAATTGGCTCAGGAACCATGAACATTCCGACTCAAAACGGTTTGACTGAGATGACTTTGAGTGTGTATGACACCATGACAGGTGTGATTAAAGATTGGGCCAAGCGCAAGGCTTTGTACCAAACCCCAAGTGATGGCACGGTGATGCCGCCGTATTACCATTGCTTTGATGTTAAAGTGATTTATGGCACCAATAAGGCCTATAAACAATTTTACAATGAGACTTACACCATGATGATTGCGGGCACCCAAAGTGATTTAGATCGTTCTGAAGAAGCTTTAGAGCAGGTGTCTTTGCGTTTTGTACAAGAATCGACCTTCATGCCCACTTGGATGTAAACGATGAGCCAACAAGTTTCTGCTCAATTCATTCTTGCACAAGTCCACCATTGGATACACACACCGCAAAATGCCTATTTGGGCAGCAATTATGGTATTGATGTCTACCAATATTTACACAAGCCGATGACCCACCAAATGGCGGATGAAATCATTGCCAAAATGCGGGCTGATATTCCTGTTTTGAATGGTGTGGCAGAAGACGGTCTGAATATCCATGCGCGCAATGATGGCTTTGACAGCAAAATCATTGTGATTGAGGTGTATGGCTATGCCTTAGAAGTGGACTTGAATCAAATAGGGAGCCAGCACCGTAAATGACGAAGTGACTTACAATCACTTCGTATCTACATAGGGAACGCCTCGAAAACCACGCTGTTGTGTGTCTGATAATAAGCCTGAATCCATTTTCAGGCTTTTTTTATGAGCGACGTTTACAGTAAGGAAGACTTCAAAGAAGCCGCATTGCGCATGTTGGTAGGCAGTGATACCGAATTGGCTGAGCGTGTGGCCATGGGCGATGTGTTTGTGATCGAGCATATCGGTGCCATGGCGCAAATGCTGGCCATGTTGTCGTCTCAAATTGGCTTAGGTGAAACCGAGTTTTGGACGAAGGCTCGCGATTCGATGGTATTGGCCGATGCTGCTGCCCGTCAAATCTTTCCTTATGGAACCGCTTCTAAATACCGCTTTGCCATACACAATCCACAAGATGTGGCCACCACCATTCATGCAGGTCGCCGCTTGCTTGATAATCGCAACCGTACTTGGGTGGTGACCGATGGCGTGGTGGTGCCTGCTAAAAGTCATGCTTATGTTGAAGCGGAGCAATTGGATGAAAACCATTTTGTACACACTGTCACCGAGCACGAGTCTTTTTACCAAATCGGCATTCCACAACCTGCTGACAATCAATTTTTATTGAATGTACAAGTCAATGATGGCGATGGGGATTTATTTGAGCATGTGGCACGCTTTAACAATGTTCTTCAAGGTCAAAAGGTTTGGCATTTGCATGGCAATGAAGTGATGGATTTGTTTGTTACCTTTGGTTTGAAAGACAAATTCGGTTATGTGCCACAAGTGGGTGAACAAATCAAAGTCACATTGCGTTACACCCATGGTGATGTGGTACTCAAACAAGATTCAGAGCTGAGCTTGGAATATGTGCAACCAGGTGAAGAGTATTTGAGCATTTATGCCGACATTCAAATTCAGGCCGGTTCTGATGCGCCCAATATCACTGAATTGCGTGAAATCACTCGTTATCCGTCGATTTACGATGAAAACGCGGTGTATCTGGGCGAATTTCAAGCTCTGATTGAGCGCAAACACAGTCCTTTTGTCTTTTTATCGGTATGGAATGAGATTCGGGAAGAGCAAGCTCGTGGTGCCAATGTAAACAACATCAACAAGTTGTTTGTTTCTTTCATCAAGTCAGGCATCAATACCACTGCGATGCAAACCCAAATCAAAAATACCGTATTTATGGCGGATGACAGTTACCAATTGGTGTTTGTCCCTGCGGTAGAACAAGCCATTCACATTCAAGTGGCTTTGCAGTTGAAATCCATGTATGACGAGGGCGATGTCAGCCAACAAATCAAATTGTGGTTGTTGAATCAATACGGGCGCGATTCCTTGTGGGCAAAACGAGGTGGGCAACGTATTAACAACCGCAATACGGTGCGTGAATTGACCAAAGCGATTGCCCAATTTGCTGATGGAGGTAGTGATTTGTCTATGGTGATTGAACAGCCACAAAATCACTTGCCTGAAGTATTTCAATATGTGAGTGCTGCATCCATCAGCATCACTAATACACCGATCTAGCCATGAAAGCGCTGATTCCCTTACAACAATCGCATGAACACGATGCTTTTGAAACCGAACTCAAGCAAGTGTTTGTGGCTTTGTATCAAACGCATTTGGCAGATGCGGCACAAAACATCAATGTTTATGGTACGCCTTACTTGGGCAACCGTGATTTGCTTCAAAAAAGCTTGGTTGCTGATGGTATCGGTAATTTTGAAGCAGAGAATGTTGATTTAAGCGTCCTGAAATATTTGCACATGGCACGTCGTTATCGCAATGGCAAACGAGGCTTGCATTTACTCAATACCTATTTACGTGCGCTTTGGCGAGACGATTACAAGGCGTATCAGCTGTATTTTGTTAAAGATGGGGTTTACGCTCAGGACGCTTCTTTGTTTTCACCGACGGACATTGAAGAAATGGGGCGGTCAGCAGAAGATTTTGTTTTAACGTCACGGGTTCGCATTGAATTGAGTCCTGACTTAACGCCAGTTGATGCAATCCCTAGCGATGTTGCCAATTCATTAGACGACACTTTGCCAGCACGTTTGTTCATTCATGACATTGTGGTGCGCCGTGATGTGAATGGCGGTGTGAATATAGGTCAACACAGCGACTTCTTTTCAGTGACCAGGGAAACCGTGGTTAAGTTTGAGGTGGAAGAGGCTGTGTATCTGACATCGAAACCTTATCCAACTGATGAATTTGAAGCGCTACAAACCAGTGTGAGTATTCAATCGATTGAGATTAAAAATGTGATGGTGGCGCTGGACAATATAGAGCCTGAAGCCATTACAAGTAGCGCCATCATTGAAAGCGCACAGCTTAAAAATGTGTTGGTCAGTCAAGAAGCGTCAATAGAAGCCATTACAAGCAGCGCCATCATTCAAAGCGCACAGCTTAAAAATGTGTTGGTTAATCAAGAAGCACCAATAGAAGCCATTACAAGCAACGCTGCCATTGAAAGTGCGCAACTTAAAAATGTTTTGATTACCAATGATGCTCAGAGCGAGGCATTAAGTTGCAGCATCTTAATACAAGAATTTCATATAGATAATTAGAAAGGATGATATATGTCATCAATTCCTGAGTTCTCAGCCAAAGTTGAAATGTGCGGACGTTTTAAATTGGAAGTGTATAAGCAAAGCACTGGTGAGCTGGTTAAGCAAACCGACTGGTTTAACAACATTGTCTTAAACCAAGGTTTGAATTTGGCTTTTAATAAAAATATTTTTTCTGGTGTGGCGGTAGGCACAGGTAACAGCACGCCAGTGGTGACGCAAACCGATTTAGATTCCCGTTTTGCGGCCACTACAACCGCAGTAGGTAGTGATATTAAAACCATTATTGATGCTGATGTACCGTATGCGTCATTAATTAAGCAATTTCGTTTCAATGCTGGGGTTTTTAACGACCAAGTTTTAACAGAGGTTGGTATTACAACGAATGAAACAGGCGCATTGCTTTTCAATCGTGCATTGATTTTAGATGCCAATGGTCAACCGTCATCTATTCAAATCAAATCTGATGAATATCTTGATGTTAAAGTCGAATTGAGAATGTATGTGTCAAAAACACCAACAACAGGAAGCTTTAATTTAACAGATAAAAATAATCATTTGATTCGCTCTCATTCATATCAGTGTTTGCCATCTAAAATCAATACATCTATTTTTTATTCACTATCAAGTGGTTTTTCAAGTGGTAACGGCTTTGGCCTACAAGCATATCCAAATTCAATGTCTACAAATATTTTTACGGGTTATCCAAGCGGTAGTACGATATTTTCGACTTCTAATACCAGCGTAAGTAAAACCTATTTTTCTTATGTTAATGATAGTTATTCAGTCAGATACCGTTTTATTGTGCCTTTGAGTCTTGGCAATACCGCTGCAATAAAATCATTTTTACTTGAAACTTATATGATTGCATTTCAATTTCAATTAGACGAGACCATCCAAAAAACGGCTGATGAAATATTTACTATTTTCTTTTCAGTGTCTTGGGGCAGATATACAGGGGTGGTTGAATGATGAATATTGCGATAGGCGTGCAGGGGCGTTTTCAATTCACCAAGCGCAACGCTGTTACACATGAAGTCACTCAAGAAACCGACTGGATGGACAATATTGTCTTAAACAGCGGTTTGGATTTAATGGCGGCTGGTAGTTGGTTTGGGGGTATTGCTTTGGGTACAGGAAACAGTACGCCAGTGGTAACGCAAACCGATTTAGATGCTCGTTTTGCGGCATCTACAACGCAGCAGGGCAGCACTGTTAATGGCGTATCAAGCGAAGTACCTTATTATGGCTTTTCACGCAAAACCTTTCGCTTTGCCGCTGGTGTCTTCAATAACACCATTTTGTCCGAAGTAGGTATTTTGTCAGGCAACACATCATCGGCAATTATCAATCGTGCATTGATTACCGATGCACAAGGCAATCCGACTTCGATTACGATGCTTGCTGATGAATATTTGGATGTGACAGTTGAAGTGCGTGTTTATCCAAACGCTAGCGACCAAGTGGGCAGTATTGCGATTATGAATCGTGACCAAGTGGCTCAAACCGTCAATTACACAATCAGACCAGCAAATATTAATCAAGCCGCAAGCTACAAAATTGGCACGAACATGAGAGCTTCAGTAGGCACGAATGGCAATGCTTTAGCAACGTATAGCGGTGCAATAGGAGCTGCTGAATACATACCAAGCGGTACAAATCGATGGACTTCAACAGCAAGTGCAATTACGCACAATATAGCATCGTATGTCGGCGGCTCTTTTAAGACTGTACACACTGTGTCACTTCCAGTTGAACAAGGTAATACAACATTTTCATCAATGTTGATTTATACGCCTTTGGGCTTGTATCAGATTGGCTTTGATACGCCAATCTCAAAAGTGAATACTCAAACCATGCGCTTTCAATATGTTGTGACTTGGGGGCGTAAAACATGATTCCCAATAATCAGCTTTCTAGCACGCCCATTCCCAATGAATTTTTAACACCCACACGCATGTATCCATTGGTGGATTATGAATGGGGTGGTGTAGGCATTCGTGATTTGTCACAAGGGCGCAATGGCTATCTGTGGTCAAGTTCATATGTGGACAACAAAATCATTCTTTCCAACCCATTAGGCTCACATGAGATTTTGACCGTGGCTAATGTGGTGCAATTGAGTTTTGCATTTGACTTGAATATGAATCCATATATTGCTTACAAATTACTCAATGGCCAATCGTATTTATATTGGTATGACAGTACGGTCAATGCGGCTGTTACCACACCGTATGGCACAGTTTTATCACCAATGCTGGCCTTGGATGATATTAGACCCAATCAAAACGCCAATGCGGATGTGATTTTTGCGTATGTTAGGGATGGAATGGTGTATGTCAGGAATCAGCGTGAGCGTTTTCAAACCGAGCATCAATTGGGTGTATTTGATGCGATTGTACAAATGGGCATGATGCGAAATTACCGGCTTGGTTTCATCAATGTCAAAGTGAAAAAATATTATTAAAAAGGAAACATTATGAGCAATATCGCTGCTGACATTGTAGTTCGTATTACCCATGCCGGTTTGCTGGCTGCATCAAGCAATCCGCCTGATCGCAATGGTTTCCAAATCCAAATTTACCAAGCTAAGGTTTATGATGGTACTGGTGTATTGCGTGGCACTTATCCAACCACAGGCTATCGTTTGAGCGATGGTACTGTTCGTGTGAGCGTGATGATAGGCGTGGCCAATGAAGCCACTTTTGATTTGCACCGTATTGATTTAATCGACAAGACCAGTAATGTTGTGTTTGCCCAAGTTCGCCGTGAAGATAACTCAGTCATCGATGAGATTTTTGGTAAGAAAAAAACCATGCTCAATTATTATTTGAAATTGGGGTTGATTGACGACCAAAATATCAATATCACGGTATCGGCAGATGATGAATCAGCAATTACCATGCAATACTTAGATGAACACATTGCAGACAAGGATGCCCACAACCATCCTGATACCATTAATGAAGAAACCGAAAACACAGTTTACAACGGCTTGCATACCCATAAAATTGGTGTGGCCACCACTGAGGTGAAAGGCATTGTTAAATTGGCCACATTGGCTGAATCACGGGATCGTGATAATGAATCAGTGGCCATTACACCAGCCTGTATGGTGGATGCGATTGAGGCGGCTATTGGTGGGATTGATGGCATTGTGGATGCCACAACCACACAAAAAGGTGTGGTCAAATTAGCCAATACTGCAGAGGCTAAAGATGCTGACAATGAAGCAGTGGCCATGACGCCCAAACAAGTGGCGGCATTGTTGGCCAATGTGTTACCAAATGGCTTTGTGATACACCAGGGCATTTACAACATCACTAACGATGCTTTAGGACGGCCACAACCGCAAACTTTTACGGTTAAAGCAGATTGCAGCAAGGTGTTGATCAGAATGTCAGGCCGCTATGTTCGCAATGCCAACAATGGTGAAACTTCACAAGGTGTGGTGAAACGCATGTTGACGCAATACAAGCTCAATACGCGCGATGGTGCAGAAATAGACAGCAACTACACCACCATCCATGACATATCCAAATTCATGGGCAGAACCGACCAACAGTGGGATGAGTTTTTTTATCATGAAGCAGAGGTCAATAGGGCATTCAAAACAGGGGATGTGATTCAGTTGTATGCTGAAACCTATACGCGCATGGTGATCCAGCTAGTCAAATAAAACCATATAGGGAACGCTTCAAATTCAGTTACCAAGTGACGCCATAATAACCTCAATTAAATTGGGGTTTTTCTATGCCAAGCAAACAATCCACCATCCTTGACAGCCAAGGCTTGCCGTTCTTAAACACCACTGCTAACGACATCGAGCAATCAGCCAGCCTCAGTGCCATGGGCATTGATGCGGTGTCTATCAGTCAGGTGTTGGCTGCTTCTCAAAATCCAGCACGGCAACGCTTCGATATTTACCAATCTTACGCTTACATGATGGGAGACCCCATCATTGCCACAGCACTCAATTTGCACGTCACCCAATCTTTAGGTGCGCATGAAACCACCAGTGAGGTGTTTTTCATTGAAGCCAATGCCGATGCCACACCTGCAGAAGTGAAAATCATTGAAGAGTTGCAAGACATCTTGACTGAACAAATCAACCATTCTGCTTACCAATTGAGTTATTTGGCCACCGGTTATGGCGACGCTTATGCGCGCATCTATGGTAAAGAAGGCAAGGGTGTGCAGAAAATTCACATCGATGACGTGCTGTTACCGCCTTTGGTGCAGCCGATGGTGTGTGCGGGTGTGGATGCTGGTTATGTCTTGTCATTGGAAGGCAGTAAAGATGCTGCTTTGACCAATATGCAGTTGGCACGATTTAAAATGCCGCGCATGGGCTTTGTGCCACAGCAAAGAATGCTTTACAACGCTTGGCAGGCCAATTTGCTCAACGATGATTGGGAAAACCACAAACCATTGCCTGATACCATCGGCGGCTCCTTTTTACAGGACGCTGAACGCCCATTCTTTTTGCTGCAAAATGCCTTGATGGGTTTGTCATCTAGTCGCATCTTAGATGCGGTGCGTGAAGCCTTGGTCACCATCAACATGGATGGCATGACCGAAGACCAACAAAAAGAGATGTACAACAATGTATTGGGCATTTTGCAAACATCCAAAGCGCGCGTGGCCTCTGCCATCAAAAACAACCGTCCCATCACTGAAAAAATCATGCACATATTGCCGGTGCACAGCGACAAACAAATGATGTCGGTGGACAACGGGGCCATGTCAGGGGCAGGCAATGCCATTGGTTACAGCACCGAAGACGTGATGTTTTACGCCAAAATGCTGGCGGCGGTATTGGGTCATGATTTGTCGATGTTGGGATTTTCAGAAATCTTATCAGGTGGTTTGGGTGAGGGTGGGTTTTACCGTGTTTCAGCCCAAAGCGCACAGCGTGCCATCATGATCAGACAAGGCTTTACCAACTTTGTGAACCACATCATCGATGTGCATTGTCAATTGAAATATGGCGGCGTGTTTAAAAAACGCCCTTATGAAATCACCTTTATTGGTGCTCAGTCGGCATTAGAGAAAGAAAAGCAAGACACGCAAGAGCGTCGCTCGGTTGCCGCTTCGACCGTTTTGCAAGCGTTCACCCAATTGAAAGACGTGGGCTTTGATGAAAAGGCTTCAAGCAACTTCATGCGCCGTCAAATGAACATGGATGAAGATGATGCACTGATGTATGCACAGGCATTGGCTAATAATTTAGATAAGGGTGAAACGGAGTAAATTAAAAAAGCTAAATAGGGATATTAATAGTTAATACTGATATCCCTGTGATGCAATTAAGGGGTAGGTTTTTGAAAATCTACTACGGTATAAAGTTCTGGTATGGTGCCATTATTACGTTCATTTTTAATTAATGACTTTTTCGTTGGATGCCAACGTTCAATTAAGAGAAGTAATTCTTCAAAACAATGAGAATCTACCTTAATTGTATAAGATTGCAGCTTTTCATTATTTGGGGAAAAATGGTGTAAAGCAACCATCTCATAACCTAACTTGGTCATTCAATTTAAAATCATTTTTTCGACTTTAACCGATAATGTAATGCAAATATTACATTATGTTTTTAATCTCAAATTGAAATTCTAATCAGCATCGCGCTGCCGAAAACCAAACTTTTAATCATTGATAATCGATCACATCTTGATTTTACTGCTGGATATTTTTACAGGACGCCCATTGGATGTTTATCGGACTATCCAATTAGTTACACTGATGTGATTTTAAACTGCTTTTTTAAAAAATTCTTGATTAACGATGATTGAATGATGACCACAGTGTGTGTCTTACAATTTTAATGGATTTTTTGCTAGCAAATATATTTTGATTCAAACCTCTGATTCAATGAATCAATTTTTACCAAAACAAATATTCCAATACGGTAAAACCCAAAGCAACCGGAACCACCCAAAAACGAATTTGATCTTCGTAATAACCAATGTAAGCATCCTTATGTAACCAATAAAGATACAACAAAAACAATTCAATAACCAAATTCAATAAAAAATCTTTAAAAAATTCAAACACGGTACTGATGCTCCTATTGCAATCCAAATCCAATCAGTCCTTTTTTATTCACACTCCATCACCTTCATATGGCCATTGATAATCATCAATTTAGGGTCTGTTGAACATTTGGATGGATAGGATAGAGGACGTTAAAATATTATCGCCAAACAACTTTTAATCGCCCTCTATCCATGCTTGCAACCATCATCACAGAAGAACAATGGCAGAAGCTAAAGTCCATTCTCCTAGATTTGAATGTTTATGACAAACCCAGTTTGAAAAAGACTTTTTTAGGAATCATTTATCGCCTCAAAACGGGTTGCCAATGGCGATATTTGCCCAGTTGTTATGGAAAGGCCAATACTGTATTCAAAGCATTTCGTAGGTGGTCGGCAACAGGTTTATTTTATAAATTATTCAAAAGGTTGATTCAAAGCGCTGATACGGAATGGGTTTCAATTGATGCGACTCATATTCGAGCACATCAGAGCAGTGCTGGGGCCGTAGGTGGTGGCGATCAAAGTATCGCCAAAAGTATTGGCGGCAACAGTTCAAAAATTCATTTGGCAGTTGATGCACATGGTAATCCGCTTGAGTTTCTTGTGGGCGATGGCATTACTCATGATATTAAAATAGCACCGATGTTGCTGCAGCTTTTGGACTTG